CTTGAACACGGCCCCGGCGACCTTCCAGAGCCGAACGCCGCGGCGGAGCTTCCGGCCGCCTTCTGTCGTTTCCACATAGGTCGGGCCGTCCACCGGCGTCGACCTGTCGAACCCGGCCACGCCCTTGATCGCGATCACCTGCCCGTGGCCCGCCTGGCGCACCCAGGCATAGACCGCATCGGTCGTGGCACCATCGCCGGAGTCGATCGCCACCCGCGCCAGCGCCATCCGGGCGCCCGAGGCGTGTTCCCATGTCAGCCCGAGGAACTCATTCAGATCGGCCCAAACCTCCGCCCGGGCGGTGTCGCCCTCAAGGACGACGTGATCGACCAGCCAGGAGCGCAAGTTCCGCCCCCAGCCCCAGACATCGATCTCGATCCGGTCGCGCTGGACGTCGATCCCGGCCGTCAGGATCAGCACGCCCGCAGGGGCCCGGCCCAACTGCCAATCCTCGCGCCGCTCATAAAGCCGCTGCCAGTCCGGCGCCTCGCCGCGTTCCGCCCAGGTTTCGCCGAGGACGGTGTTCTTTACCGTCTTCAGGGCGGAATCGTTCCCTTGCGCCTGATCCCAGCGCCGTGCGATTTCCTCCCAGGACAACCACCCGAGTGGGGAATAGAGCCCCGAGATATGGAACCCGATCACGCCCGCCGTCTCGGCCGAGGTCTGCACGTCCGGCGCGGCCGTCGGCAGCCAGTCGGCCCCGTTCTCCTCGTCCATCATCCATGTCTTGTGCCGCTCGGCGATCGGCGCCTCACAGTGTTCGCAGAGATAGGCTGCCGTCTCCGGCCGCCCCTTTTCCCAGCGGAGGCGTTCGAACTTCAGCCATTGCAACCCGCCGCAATGCGGGCAGGGGACGTGATAGCGGCGCTGGTCGGTCAATTCGAACTCCCGCTCGATCCGGCTGAGGCCCTTGATCGTGGGCGTCGAGGCCAGGAAGATTTTCTTGCGGTGGCCGAAGCTGTCGGTGCGGGCCTCGGCCAACGCCACCGGATCGCCCTCGCCCTCAAGGTCGCCCGGATAGGCATCGACCTCGTCCAGAAACAGCCAGCGCGCGGGCATCGACCGCAGCCCCACGGCCGAGTTCGCCCCGGTCAGCACCAACTGGCCGCCGGGGAAGCGCTTGGCCAGCACCGTGTTCCCTGCGTCGCGCGATCGGGCAGGCAGGACCAAGGCCCGAAGATCGGGGCTTTCCTCGATCAGAGGCTCGATCCGCTGCTGGCTGAGGCGCTTGGCCAGATCGGTCGTCGGTTGCACCGCCAGGATCGGCCCCGGCGCGCGGTGGATGCAAAAGCCGATCCAGTTGTTCCCGGCCTCAGTCGCCCCAACCTGAGCGGATTTCATGAAGACCACCCGCTGCGCTGGGTTGTTGGGCGACAAGGCCTCCATGATCGCTTTCAGATAGGGCGTGCGCGACGTCCGGTATGGTCCGGCCTCCGACGCCGCCCGTGACGACAAGATTCGATGCCGGTCGGCCCATTCGGCCACGGTCTGCGTGGGATCGGGGGCAAGTCCCCGCGCCCAGGCCACGGCGATGTCCTCGGCCCCCTCAAAACTAGCGAAGTTCAACTTTGACCTCCGACATTTCCGCCAAATGGCGGCGCAGGTAGCGCATCAGTACCTGTTCCACGGCATGGGGCTCGGCCCCGAGTTCGGCGGCGATGTCGGCTGCCACCCGTGGCGGCCAGTTCAACCAGGCGTCGCGTTCGCGCCGCGCCAGATCGAAGACCATCGCCGTGGCCCGGGCGCGATCGACGACCTCGCCCTTCATCTTCTGCAACCGCACCCGGGCGGTCTGGGCCTTCAGCACCTCATTCGCCATCCGGGCTTTGACGAAGGAGACCTCGCCGCCGTCACTCGCGGCCGCCCCCGGATCGGCCCCGGCTTCCGTCAAGGTTTCGGCCACGGCGGCAAAGGCTTGCCGCGGCACAGCTTTGGTGCCCGCTACAGCCCGTGTCGCCGCCGCCGTGCCGCGGCCCAGATCCCGGGCATGGGCGCCGCGCTGCTTGGCCGGATCGGTGGACGCGTCCCACATCGCATCGGCCTTGGCGGCATCAATGGTGCCGTCAGCTTCCGTCGTGATCCGCCCCGTGGCGATGGCCTTGCGCACAGCGCTTTCGTGCACCCCGCGCAAGGCGGCATAGGCGCGGCGCGACAGCCCCATCTTGCGACATTCTCCAATTAAGTCAGTGATTTGGACTTGCTCTTCCGGCGGTCTCGGCAATGTCTGCGACACCTTGAAACGGAGGTTCCCTATGCCCGCCAAGACCCTTGCAATCACCGGCCACGAGGCCAATTGCCTCGCCGCCGCCGACCATTTCGTCGCCTGCCGCGGGTCGAAGCCTGCGACCCGCATCCGCGCCCGGTTCGACCGGATCGATCAGGCCGAAGCCTTTGCCGCGACCTTCGGCGACAGCCGCACCATGATCTACGCGGTTACCGCCGAAGGCCGTTCCGCCCACATTAAGAACGCCTGAAGGAGGCCCTGATGTTCACCAACCTCTCCGCCGTCCAGATCAATCGCCTCGCCCAGCGCCTGAGCGAGGCCCCCTTGGGGCGCAGCGCCAGCGTGGCCGCGGCGGCCGAACGGTTCGAACGCCTGCTGGCCGCAAAGATCGGTGCCGAACGGGCGCCGAAAGCCATCAAGGCGATCTTGACCGCCCCGGGCTTTGAGACCGCCGAGGGGCGGCTGGTGGCCGAGATCGACGCCTGCGAGCCGGATGTCCTGGCAGAACCGGCGCCGCCCCTGGTCGCGCCGGAACCGATCATCGAACCGGCCCCAGTTGTCGAACAGGCCGCTGAGCCCGAAGCTAAGCGCAGCGCCCCGCGCCGCCGCAGGGATGCCGACATCGAGGCTAAGGCCCGGCGGGGAGAACTGCCCCCGCCGCCCGATTTCTCCGCGCCGACCCACGCCCGTTTCCGGGTAAAGCTGGCCGCACTGGTGGAATTGGCCGGGAAAGCCGACGCCACCGGCCTGCGCGACATCCCTATCAACCCGATCTCTTCCAGCCCCAAGGCGCTGGCCCGCTACCGCGACCTCGCGGTGCTGGCGATCGAAGCCCGGGAGGGCCGGGCATGAGGATCATCCGCAGCTTGGAGCCCGGTGATCGCTATCGCTACGATTTTGACCTTTGCTCCTGCGCCCGGGGATGGGCGCAGGTCGACACTGCGCAGGATGCGTCATGGTTCGGCACTTGGGCCTCGCCCGCCGAGCGCACGATCCTTAACTTCGCCGAGGGCGATGTCACCCGCACCATCTGCGACACCGACGAGGAGTTCGCCGCCGCCCTGCGCGAGATCGATCTCTGGAACCGGGATCACGGCTATGGCCCGGCCCGGATCGATCCCGGCTTCGATCCGGCGCTGAAGGCGGCGTTCGAGGCGGTTGGGCTGGGGGAAATGCTGCACTAATTCTTCAGGCATGCATTGACGAATATGTATGGAGCGTTGGTGCCGGGTTTCAGTCCGGTTCCGCCATCAGTCTGCCGCTGGACCGTCGGCATATGTCCTCCGCCAGGGCTTCTGAACTCCATCTGGACGGCACCCTGTCGGTTCTGATGCTCGTCAACAACATAGCCGTGGGTATGAGCTCCTGCCGGTCGATCTTCTGCGCCCTCCAGAGCCAAACCTACTTGCGTGCCAACCAATGAAAGCTGCTCAGAGCCTGTTACGACCAGATAACGTCCTGCGGCTTGTTCGAAGCTCCGCCATCCAGAGGGGCATTCGGACAGGAAAAACCCTACAGTGTCCTTTGGAGCCTGATGTTCTGTGACGTCGGCAAGTGTTGCTATTTCCCGAGCCTCGACAAAATGGTCGAACTTTCCCTCAAGAAACTGCTCGAAGTACGCAACAACTGCCAAGCCACCCGCAGCGCCTGACCCAATCAGGCCTACCGCCACGACAAGGTAGTTTTGCTGCAGTGACTTCTTCCAATCAAACTTGGCCTTCTCCTCGTTTTGTTCACCGTCTGACATCGACTACTCCGAAAAATGGCGCACTTCGGTCTGACGGTACTCAAGCCGGTCTAGACGACAAAGAAGAATCCGCGATTTACCCCCTCGCCAGCGGCGCCACGTTCCAGAACAGCACCCGCCCCGGCCCGCGCTTGGCAAGGCACTGCTCCCAAGCCTTTGCGTCGTAGTGCGGATCGGCCGGGAAGGGGGCGCACAGGGCGGCGCGGTCGCTGAACTTGCGCGGGTGGACGTGGATCGTGGCGCCGCCGACCTCGCGCGGGGTGAGGTCGCGGCCGATCTGGACGACGTGGCGGCGGGCTTTCGGCCAAGCAGCGGCGAGGACGCGGGCGAGGACGCCGGACCCGGCGGCGCACCAAACCTCTTCGGGATCGAAACTGGCAAGGCGAGCGGCGGCGGCAATTGCCTCGACCGCGCCAGGAATTTCGGCGCCGAAGGGGATCAGGCTGGCCCCGGTGTTGCGGCAGTATTCCCGGGCGCGGGATTGCACGACCGACAGATAGCCCGGGCTGATCGGCACGACCTTGGCACCGAGGCGGGCTGCCTCAAGCGTGCGGGGATGCGGCCGGGTGCGGGCGGCGACGAAGATCGTGGCGCGCTTGCCCAAGCGCCGGGCGACAGTGGCGATCGCCGTCTGGGCGCCGCCTTCGGGCGGGCTGGCATAGACCGCTTCCTGCACCCCATCGAAGACCTGCGCGATGAAGCGGGCCTTGGTGCCGCCGGGGAAGAGATCGTCGCGGACAACGGCGATGCCGTGGTGCATTTCGAGGATCGGGGCGGTCATTGGTCGTCCTCCGGATCGGGGCCTTCGTCGTCAGTTTCTGCCGCTTCGATTTCGCCGAACTCCACCGGCCCACAGGCTTCGGTCGCCTTGCGCGGATCGCCCTTGCAGAACACCAGTACGTTCTGATGGGTGCGGCCGAGCTTACGGGCGGCGGTGAACTGGCGGCCAACGCGGATCGGCAGCGAGCCTACAGCTGTGACGAGGATCGCGTCGTTGTAGAACCGGGCGCCCGCGGCTTCGAAGGCTTCGACAGTCAGACCGGGCAGGTTGACGAAGAACCCGTCGGCATTGCGGACATCACCGATCACCCAGACGGCGAAGCGGTTCGGCTTAAGGCGGGCTACAGCTTGGGCGATGATTTCGCTCTGAGCCTTCAGGAAGTCAGCCAGGGGCATGGTGGAGAGGTCCGAGGGGTCATCGGAATAGCGTTCGAGGTTCCAGTAGGGCGGGCAACTGAACACCAGATCGGCCTCGATGCCAGCGGCGAGCCGGGCCAGGTCGCGGCTATCTCCGGCGATCCAATGCGGGGCAGGGTCGCCCGCCAGATCGGCCTGCGCCTGGTTCGCCGCCACCTGTTCGGCGCGGAGTTCGATCCCGACGTAAGGCCGCCCGAGGCGGGCGGCCACAATGCCGCGGACAGACCCCCCTGCGAACGGGTCCAGCACCGTGCCGCCCGGAGGGCAGAACCAGCGATAGGCGATTTCGCAGAGGACCGGATCGAAGATCGACGTGCCCGAGGCCGTGGGCGCATCCGAGGCGGCATAATGGTCGGCCAGGAATTCCTCGGTAGACAGTTCCCGGCCAAGCTCGGACTCCTTGGCGCGTTTCTTGGCGTAGAAGGACGGATCGCCCGAGGTGTGCGACGGCATCAGCACCCCGCCATTCTGCGTGGTGGGCTGCCCAGCGCCGACGACATGTTCGCCGCGCATCAGGTCTTGGCCGAAGGTGCGGGCGGGGCCCTTAGCCATGGGCGGCCTCCTTCCGGGTGCGCTTGCCCTCCTTGTGGCGATAGTGGTCGATGTCCTTGTGGATCGGCGCCGGGTCGGCGGTGCCCATGCCGGGGACGGCGGGGAAGGATTTCTCGCCCGACCAGCCACGATCGAGGGGGCGGGGCGCGCCGCCCGGGGCAGCGCCGCGGCCGAGTTCGGAACGGATACCCAGGTCCAACCAGGCGCGCTTGCGATCCTGCCACCAGCCCTTGCGGGCTTCGAAGACCGAAAAGGGCGGGATGCCGAACCGTTCGGCGAGATTTGCCGACGGGGCAGGGGCAACTACGCTGCCGCCAGTGCCTTCGCCCTGGGCGTCGCCGTCACCGCCACCCATCCCGAACCCCTCGAACCCGGCCATGATCTCGTCGAGTTCGGTCTCGTCGAAGCCGATCAGGTCCAGATCGAAATCCGCTTCGCGCAGCGCCGCCAGTTCGGACCGCAGCAGGTCGTCGTCCCACCCGGCGTTTTCGGCGATGCGGTTGTCGGCAATCACCAGTGCCCGGCGCTGGGCCTCGGTCAGGTGGTCCAGCACGATCACCGGCACCTCGTTCAGCCCCAGCGCCTTGGCGGCCATCAGGCGGCCATGGCCTGCGATGATCACCTCGTCCTCGCCGATCAGGATCGGGTTGGTGAAGCCGAACTCGGCGATCGAGGCCGCGATCTGTGCGATCTGATCCTCGCTGTGGGTCCGGGCATTGCGGATGTAGGGAACGAGCCGATCAATCGGCAGCATTTCGATCTGAAGCACAGGGCGAGGCCTTTCGGAGAGGGCGGCTGCAAGGTGCGGCCTCAGGTGCGCACCCGCGCACCCAAAGCGCGCACCCAGGGCGCGGACCCAGATTTTTGTTCTGTCACTAGCGGTTAGTCGCGCCTAGGCCCCCCGCATACGCCTCCCTTCCGGGAGAACCTAAGGCGGGGGGCCTGCCGGGAGCGGCGGCGGGAGCAGGGGTGACGGGGTCGGGGCCGAAGCTTCGCGCTTCCGACACCCTTCGCCATCTTGCCTCTTTTATGCGTCAAAACCCGGGAAAGTGTCGCGCCCGAAGTTCGACGGATCGGGCCGGTTGTCCTCGGCGTCCGCGCCACTTTCGCGCGGGGTTGTGCGGGCGTTTGCGGTGAGGGGTTTTGCGCCTTTGCCTTTACCCTTTGTTTTGTCGAGCTTTTCCAGCTTCTTTGAGATAGTCAGCAAAGCGGCCACCCAGCGCCGCCAGGCGGTTGATCGCACAACACCAGCCCGAATGCAGACCTGCCGCCAGCGGGCCCCCTCGGCCCGGAGCCAGACGATCCGGGCATCCTCCGGGTTGAGCATCAGCAGCCAGTCGAAGCATTCCTCCATCCGGCTGATGGCGGCGGCGCTGGGGATCACCCGCATCGGCCGTTCGGGCGTGTAGCCGTAGGCGTGGCGGGCATCGTGGACGACAGGCGGCCAGGAATTGCCGTAGCCGCGGGGGCGGTCTTTCTCGGGCAGGTTCCTCAGGGTGTAGGCGGCTTCCTCGAGGCGATCCTCGATCTCGCGGGGCGTCAGGCGCAATGGGGGGCTCCTTCG